GAAGACCTGTTTAAAAAGGTAACTACTCTTGCTGACGGTAAGAATCATGGTCTTGTGTTTATTCTGGACTGGAGTGGTTCTATGGCAAACATTCTGGAGGATACTTGTAAGCAACTGTTCAATTTGATTTGGTTCTGTCGTAAAGTTTCTATTCCATTTGAAGTATATGCTTTTACGAATGAATGGAAGCGTCCTTACTTTGATTATCGAAAAGATGAATATGTAGAAGCACAACGGAAACCTCATTATGAAAAAAAGGAGGGACTTCTTTCAGTTGATGATTCATTTGCTATGATGAACATTCTTACCAGTAAAGTAACTGGAAAAGAAACTGAAAAGCAGATGATTAATATTTGGCGTATTGCTCAGTACTTTCACGATCATTATACAAACTATTCTATTCCAGAACGCCTTTCTCTTTCTGGGACTCCTTTGAATGAAGCACTTGTTTCAATGCACCAGATTCTTCCTAAGTTTCAACGGGAAAATAAACTGCAGAAAGTTCAGTGTATTGTTCTGACTGATGGTGAAGCAAACCCATTGACTCGTCATATTGAAGTAGAGCGTGGTAATGGTGTTTACATTGGTCAGCGCCGTTTGAGTCCTTATTCTACTTTTGTGCGCGATCGTAAACTTGGAATTACATATCGAGTTGAAGGTGAATGGAGTAAGTTTACTGATCTTATTCTTCACAATCTAAAGGACAACTTTCCTTCTGTTAATTTCATTGGTATTCGTGTTCTTTCTCCGCGTGATGCAAATAGTTTTATTCGCATTCATACAAACTTTGAAGAATATTGCAAACTTCAAGCAAATTGGAAGAAGGAAAAAAGTTTTGTGATTCATAGTTCTGGATATGATGCATACATTGGCATCTCTGCATCCGAACTTGCTAATGGATCTGAATTTGATGTTGATGAAGGTGCAACGAAAGCAAAAATTAAGTCTGCTTTTGTTAAGAGTTTGAAGACTAAGAAACTAAATAAGAAAGTTCTTGGTGAATTTATTTCTCTGGTAGCATGAAAGAAAACTGGAAAGACATTGCAATTGCATCAGAAAAGGATCCTAAAGTCATTAAAATATTGCAAGAGGGTCCCAAATCTCTTTCACAGGCATATCTTCTCCAAGCTATGAAATATAGGTATGGACAGTTGAAAGACTGAACACTGGGGTCTTAAGACCCTTTCTTTTTGTCCTATAATAACTTCAGTTCAAACAAAGCAAATGGCACTGTCCTCTGACTACATTCGCACTTCTCTTCAAGCACTTTATGGTGAGACTGTAACCTCTGGCGACATTCGTGCGTGGTGTGCAATGAATGGTGCTAACTATCAGACTGTCACTAATAAGTTGTCTGATTGTAAAGTCGGTCGTGGTAAATGGAATTTGGAAGTAACTAAAGAGACTGTGGAAGAACTGGAAGTTTCCTATAATGCTCCTGCAGCAATGCCTGCAATCGAACAAAACCTTATCCCTCAGAAAGATGATTCCTTCGTCAAGTTTGGCAATTTTGGGGACATTAAAAAAATCATTCAATCCCGTATTTTCTACCCTACATTCATTACAGGTCTCTCTGGCAACGGCAAAACTTTCTCTGTTGAGCAAGTTTGTGCCCAACTCAAAAGAGAACTGATTCGTGTCAACATTACTATTGAAACAGATGAAGATGATCTCATTGGTGGATTCCGCCTTATCAACGGCGAAACCGTTTGGCACAATGGTCCAGTCATCGAAGCCCTGGAACGCGGTGCGGTTCTACTGCTTGACGAGATTGACCTGGCTTCCAACAAGATTCTTTGCCTTCAATCGATTCTTGAAGGTAAAGGAGTTTTCTTGAAAAAAATTGGTAAGTGGGTAAATCCTAAAAAAGGATTCAATATCATTGCTACTGCCAACACTAAAGGTAAAGGTTCTGATGACGGTCGTTTCATTGGCACCAATGTCCTGAACGAAGCATTTCTTGAGCGTTTCCCTGTGACATTTGAGCAGTCTTATCCTTCTCCTACTACCGAGCAGAAAATCCTTGAAGGTGTTGCTCTGGACTTGGGTGTAGAAGACAAAGATTTCTGTAAGCGCCTGGTGGATTGGGGTGACATCATCCGCAAGACTTTCTACGATGGTGGTATTGAGGAAATCATCAGCACCCGTCGCCTGGTCCATATTATTCGTGCTTATAGTATCTTCAACGATAAGGCAAAAGCACTTCAAGTTTGTATCAATCGTTTTGATGATGAAACTAAACAGGCATTCATTGAACTGTATGACAAAGTGGATGCTGATTTCCAAATGCCTTCTGAAGAGTCGATTGACACATTCTAGTCGGTTTGATATAATTGGGGAAGGTAAAAATGAGCCTTTCCCTTTATTATGGATGAACATCCTTATGCTATCAATGATGGTATGCTCCCGTGGGGGCACAGCGATTATGAATTTTTGACTGCTAATCCAAATATGACTGATATTATTTCTAACTCTCCTGCAACTCCTTGGAAGTATAATGAAGAAGAGATTGTTAAAGAACTCCTTGAATACATCCGTGGCACTTATACGCAACACTATTCTGCAGGTGATGACAAGATTCAAACTCTTGATTTGATTGAAGCTTGTGGTGATGGTGAAGCATTTTGTCGAAGCAATATTCTGAAGTATGCTTCTCGATATGACAAAAAGGGAACTGCTCGCCGTGACATTATGAAGATTCTGCACTATGCTGTTCTTCTAATGAATTTCAATGACAAAAACGCACAACGCGAAATCTATCCTCAATGAAACTGAAATCCAACAATATGAAACTGTCTGATCGCACACTCAACCTTCTCAAGAACTTTTCTTCAATCAATCAGTCTATTCTCTTCAAAGAAGGAACTAAATTGAGGACAATCTCTGTGATGAAGAATATCCTTGCAGAAGCAAATATTTCTGAAGACATTCCCCGTGACTTTGGCATTTATGATCTGAATCAGTTCCTTAATGGTCTTAACTTGCATCAGAATGCAGAACTTGACTTTCAGAATGATGGTTATGTGGTTATCAAAGAAGGTCGATCTCGATCCAAGTATTTCTTTGCAGACCCTAATGTCATTGTGACTCCTCCAGAGAAGTCTATTTCTCTGCCTACTGAAGATGTATGTTTCACTCTTGATACTAATCAACTGGATAAACTGTTGAAAGCAGCAGCAGTGTATCAACTGCCAGACCTTTCTGCAGTTGGTGAAGCAGGTGTAGTCAAACTTGTTGTTCGCGATAAGAAGAACGAAACTTCTAATGACTTCTCTGTTATTGTTGGTGAAACTGAAAGTGAGTTCTCTTTCAACTTTAAAGTTGAGAATATTAAGATTATTCCTGGTTCTTATGAAGTAGTTGTATCCAAGAAACTGTTGTCTCGTTTCAAGAGTACCCAATATGATCTGACTTACTATATTGCACTCGAACCCGATTCTACATTTGAATGAGGTATATTGTGAGATATCAACTTCCAGGTGATACTCGTTACCTGGAAGTAACTGTTGAGGCAAATAACCAGTGTCATGCGACAAAAGTTGCTCAAGCACAAATTCCCTCTGCTAAAATTGTTGGTGGTCCGCAACCTGTAAAATGAAAGACTGGAAAAATGTATTTGAAAATCTTACAGAAAAAGAAAAACGCAATCTTGCAATTCTTCGGGTATTAGAATGTACTAATGGTATTATTCAATATTCTTATCGAAGGAATGATCCGTGGGCACTATCTATTGAAGATACTAGAAAATCTATGAAGTTTAGCATGTCCTGTATTAAGAATATGCAAATTCCTCTTAAAGAAGAAACAATTACTTTCGGTGATGATCTTGCAGAAACTTTCGGACAAATTCGTGATTTGTATGTGAGTGGAACAAAGAAAGGGAATAAAGAAGACTTTTCTGAATTCATGCGTATCTCTTCTATTATGATTAATGTTCTTGGAAAGGAGAGAATTTTAGAAGCACAAAAAGTTTTATCACAACAAATATGCGACATTCCCCCAGACAAACTACAATGGGGTGTGGATTATATGATGCAATTTATAGTTGATGAAACAAAAAACAATTCCGATTGATGTTGCAATGAGAGTATTAGGCAGCATTCTTGTGATTGCTGCTTATTTTATTGTTTTGCATGTAAGTGTAACATTTGGAGTAATTTTACACTTTGTTGCAGACTTTATTTCAGTTCCTTACTTTGTTAGGACAAAATCTTGGGATGTGGTTATTATGCTTACATTCCTGTTGATAATTTCTTTATCAAAATTGTTATGAACATTTTTGTCACAAGTTCAGATCCTTGGGAATCCGCTAGGGTTCTTCCAGACAAACACATTGTTAAAATGCCCCTAGAGACTTGTCAGATGCTTGCTATTGTTGCTTCTGATAAATGGGGACGTGGGTTCGGCACTCTTCCCAAAGCAGACGGTACTCCCTATGCGACTGAGAAGGGTGCTTTTCGCAATCATCCCTGCACTATCTGGGCAAATGAATTTGTGATGAATTGGCAATGGTTGCTTGAACATGGCATTGCTCTCTGTGATGAGTACAAGATGCGTTATGGTAAGGTCCATACTTGCTTTCGTACCTTGATGGTAGCAAAGGATATATTCCCTTCAGGAGACCCTACAGGGCGTTCTGGGAAGTGTCCTACACCCTTCGTAAGGGCAATGCCTGACGAGTACAAACTTGACACAAGCATCTCCACCTTTGATGCTTACAAAATGTATATTGCATCTAAACCGTGGGTGTGCGATAATTATCTTCGTATCCCCGACCGTAAACCTGACTGGGTATAATTATGAGTGATTTTATTTTAAACGAAAACAATTAGGATAATTTTTGCTATCAACCCTATATCTGACTTTCTTTTCCGTCCATTTGAGAGTTTTCATAGCATCTTTAATACTTTCAAATTCTACACCATCAATACTTACTGGACTTGAATTTGATTTTTTAATTGCTGCATAAAAGTTTTCAGATTGTTTTTTCCCCTTCATACCATAAGTAGCATATTCTTCTCTTGGTTTTTTGCTATGATATTCCTTCATTGCTTTGATAAAATTTGGTGAATGGTAGGTTTTTCCACCATCTCCCCCAGAAGTCATATTGTATTTTGGATTTAAATTTCCTATCCAAAATATTTCTCTTTCGTCTAATTTTTCTTCCAGAACTTGGGTTTCTACTTCTTCTATGCTAAAATTAGAGCAACCATATTTTCTTATTGCCCTATGGAGGTGTGTTTGTGAGTTGTATGAAGAGTTATAAAAATGCTCTTGTAATCTAACTTCTTTTGGTTTGGTTGTTTTTCCAATGTAAAAATCACCATTCACTTGATTGACTATCTTGTATATAAGCATAGTTGAAAAGTATCGTCCCACTTTTATTTATAATACTATGAACCAAATTGATAAAAAACCTTTCATCTGGGTGGAGGCGTATAGACCAAAGACTATTGACGAGTGCATTCTTCCCGATGCTACCAAGAAGACTTTCAAAGACTTCCTAGATAAAGGTGAGGTTCCTAATCTTCTTTTGTCTGGACCTCCTGGTGTGGGTAAAACCACTGTTGCAAAAGCACTATGCCACGAACTTGGAGTTGACTATTATGTCATTAACGGATCTGACGAAGGACGGTTTCTGGACACGGTACGGAACCAAGCAAAAAACTTTGCATCGACCGTCTCACTT